ATAAATCTTTCTTATGGAACAGGTCTTTACTAGCCTTAGTATGCTTAGCACCTGTCATAGCCATACCTGCAGTCTTATGGACTGGGCCGTTATACTCTGTACCATTCTTTAAGTAATGCTTTACACCCTTAGCCATGTTACTTCCCCTTAGACTTCTGAGAAGGTTTCATTGATGCCCCACAGTTTACGTAACCACCTTTGGCATAGCCCATAGTCTTCTCAGGCATTCCACCCATGTTGTATCCTGTAGGCTTCATAGCCATTCCACCTGACATATATCCTGATTTAGGTAACCCTTTCTTCTTCATAGTCTATACCTTCTTTTTCTTTGCTGTCTTAGCAGCTTGTTTAAAGTTCTTAGCAGTAGGCGCACCCTTAGCTCCTACTGCCTTCATTGTTTCTTTAGAACCTGCTTTAATACGCTTACGTTTAGCATGTATGTTTGAATATAAACCCATTGTAGCCTCCTACCATTTAATTTTATTACTCCAATAAGCTGCACTAGTTTTACCCTTTGCAATGTTCTTAGCGTGTCGTGCTTTAAAAGATTTACGTTTAGCTTTCATTGCATCTGACTCACCAGCTTTAGGCTTACCTGCTGTGCTAGCGCCTTTCTCACCGAAGCGTATCATTCGATCTTTACCATCATCCTTGATAAGAACTACATGAGATTTCTTACCTTTAGAAGAAGCTTTAGGTTTATTATACCCTTCAAACTTCTCCCCTCTATATTCTATAGCCATTACTTTTTCCTCTTAGTGCAGTTCCTGCATACATCATGCCCTGCTTTAACATCATACGAACCACAGATTTTGCATATGACCATTATACTTTACCCATAAGGTAGGCACTGAGGCCTCCTAGAATGGCTGCTAAGGCTAATGCACCTGCCGCCATACCTTTGCCCTTAGCTAACTGTAACTCTTGCACAGCCAGCCTCTCATTAAGCTTAATCATGGTAACCGTCAAACTCTCAACATCTTTAGTGAGTTGAGTAACTACATGTACTAACTGTCCTGTTTCAAAGTCTGACATACCTGACATTATGTAAATCCTTTTAATTAGCCAACGGGTTATCTAGTGAACGCTGTAACTTCTTATTCAATCTTGTTTCCAGATCAGTAATCTTTCTCTCTACATCCTCACGGATAGTGTCAGACTTCTGTACGTAATCTTTCTGTAGCTGGTCACGCTTACTTTCAAAGCGACCTTCAGCTGTATCTATGGTAGCCCTAACATCTTCTTCAATACCTGAGATGTCATCCTCTACCTTATCTATAATCTTTTCTTGCCTATTAATGTCATCCCTAATGGAGTTCTTAAGGTCTTTTATCGTAACGTACTGCCCCTCTGAGGTGTCTTTAATCGAGGAGATTTCATCTTTTAGTAGAGTAAGTGTCTTGTCTATTACGGCAAACTTCCCATCCATGACAGCGATACGCTTATCATAGTCTGAGAGATCTGGTGTAACAAACTCACTGATCCTCGCTTCCATACTAAGGTATCTTTGGTAAGCTTCAAAGCCACCCCATAGACCGCCTACTATTGTTCCTATCAGTGGTACTATTAAGAGTAGCTTACTGCCCCCTAACTTAACACCACCGTACTCTATCTCTGCCATTCTATCCCCCTAACTGTAGCCGCCTAAGGGCATTTAGCTCCGTTTCCAATTTAAGTATCTCAAGTCTCTTCTTGCTCAACTCTAGTAGGTAGAGTGTATTACAGTTGATCCGCTCTTTAGGTGCATTCAGTGGCATTACTATTCTAGCAAAGAAGCCAAGATCCTTTGACCTAGGAGTCCCAGCAGAAGCTGAGTTGAATATGCTAGTCGCATTATTGACAATCCCTGTCAATCCAAATTCTAGGTTAACTGTACCACCTATAGCATTAGAACAATCAAGGTCACCTGTCTTAAACTTGTCTGACTGGTAGCTGTTATTACTGCTTGGTAGTTGCAGAGATAGCGAGTTATTTGCAAGTACATTGGTGCTTAACGTGAGTAGTCCCAGAAAAAGCACATATACTGCAAGTAGGTATCTCATTACTTAACCCTTGAACAAATCTTTGATGAAACAGTAGACCCAACCTTTAGCTGTGATACAGAACAAATGTACTCTACTGAACTAAGAGAGGTATTACTTACATACACATCAACAGCTATCGTATCTAAATACTTCAAAGGTACTATCTTATACTGGGATACAAAAGGGACGGGTTCCCAATCCACATTAAATACCCCTACCTCATAGTATGAAACATCCTTCCTCTTGTTAAATATATTCAGTGTAGTAACTGAGATACCTGCCATATAAGACATCTCAAACTTTGGGTATGTCGGTGTCATCTCATGTGCTACTGCACTACCAAATGGTATAAGTGCTAGTAGCGCAATGGCCCTTATGTTACTTAGCAATACATTCAGCTACTATAACAGCGGTATAACTACCACCGGGGAATGACTTACTAACTCCATACACCGCAGCTGCTTCAGAGGAGAACCAAGTAGAACCAGCAATTGTTAAGTCATACTGAGTAGTTGAGCCATAAGTTACCTTACCTGTTTCATAAGCAGCCATACCAGCATCAGTCGTCTTAGTGACTGTTGTAGAGCCTGTCCATGTAACAGCATCTGCTAGTGCAGGGCTTGTGCTGAAAGCAGTAGGAGTAGTTACCTTAGCTAGATAAGAATCTGCAAGTGTAACATCATAGCGCACAACAGGTACAACACCACCATCGGCAGAAGCTGTACTTAGTTTGCTAGGTACAGGGTTACCGAATACACCATTAGTATCTGTAGTGATTAAGCAACGTGTTTGCACATTACCTACGATTGGTGCCTCTGCTGCAAGTATTACTGCAGATGAGGTGAGTAGCAAACTTGCTATTAGTACATTCTTCATGTGTTACTCCGTTGATTCATACTGCATACCCACCATCTTGGTGTGTAATAACTGTTGAGCTAGACCTACTCTAGCGCCTTTCTTATTATCTGGTAAGTTACCTCCATCAAGAACAATTGTCTCTTTGTAAGTACCACCAGCTAACTTCTTATCATAATAGGGATTCAAAGTGACTGAGCGAGTCATAGAAAACAACAACAAGTTCTGAGAGAGTACATTGGCAGTGAGAACTGATTCATCTACACTACTTAAGATCTTCTGTAACATCTCTTTGTCTGAAGCTTCTTCCTCAGGCTCTTCCTCTAAGTCTGCCTTCTCTTCTATTACATCCTGAATATTATCGTCACTCATTGGATCATAAGCTTCAATAGTATGGTCACCCATCATGGATAGAACTGCATCCGTGTAACCGGGACAAGATGGATCTGACATAGGGGTTAAACAATCATTGTTATACTTGTAGCTATAAATAACATTAGCATCAACAACTGAACCGTCACCCTCAACATCAATAGAACCGTCACCCCATAATTCAATGGGAAGGTTGTCTATTAAGAATCCTTTGGTTATAGGGATACCACCTGATAACTTACTCCAATCATCCGTACTTGAGAAGATGTAACCGCCACCTACTTTCTTGTTCCTGACATGAACTAACATATCATCTTCTGTATTCTTAACAGGTGTATACTGATAGTAGACCCCGTTAATCCTTAATCCTCTGGTATTACTAGGGCCAATAGCATTCATGCCCCAAGTATGTCCAGTTCCTGCCATGTTACCACTGATACCATAAAGGTATTCACTGTGAGCACTTGTAGCATATACGGCTAACAAGCCCACAGCAATTAACTTCTTCATAGTAATAGCAGTAAGCCTAGGAGAGCACCACCTACCTTGAGTAAGAATTCCTTAGAGTCAAACTCTGAAGTCTTCTCTGCTACAGGCATCTCACCTTCGTCATTCTCCCATGCTATTCTAGCATCAGCACCAATGATACCGTTGTAAGGACAGGGAGTACCTGCCATTAGCATTGCATCAAAGACTCGTAAGTCCTGACATAGTACTGATACTGCGGCTACCTTCATACCCATATCATAGAGTGTCTTAGCATTCTTCAATCGTTCACAGTTAAGGTCACGGGAAGTAGTACCTGCCGAGATACCTAGGATCTGTGTCTGCACTGCACCTGCCACTCCAACTGTACAAGAGTCAGAGTTATTACCGCCAAGGGACGGTGATATAGCAGATGGCGGTGGCGACTTGAGTGTTGTAGTCACTGAGCCTGTCGTGTGAACTGTACTTTTAGTCGTAGAGTCCGTAACGATAGGCTCGGCATGAGCCAACGCAGGTAATAGAAAAGCTATAAGCGCTAATTTACGCATCGTCACAAACTAACCAGCCAGTTGCTATGTATTTATTTTGCGAATAAACAGGATTGCCTCTATGTGTATGAGTCCATGCAGATGGAAAAATAACAATAGTTCCTTTTTTTGGCCTAACTTTAAGACCTTGCTCCAAATACTCTGTCTCGCCCTCACCTTCAACAACATCGTTAAGGTATACAGTATATACCAGCTCCCTAAGCGAATGACGGTTTAAGCCACGCTCGGCGTGAAAGGTATGAAAGCCGCCTTTAGGTCTTGTTTCTTGCACTTTAACATCAACAATGCGCAAGTTCATCCACGCTAAAGAAGGATGATCGTCTATATACCTATTTGAATAGTCAGAAATTACCGACATAAGCGAATCAGCCATTTCTGGGTCTTCTATATCAAAATAAAAGGCTATGTCTTTTCGCTGACTATTAACGTCTTGCCCCCTAGCTGGGGCTTCTATTGATTTTTCTTGAAGCTGCAAATGCCTCTCAATTAAAGCATCACAGAACTCTTCAGAAACAGCATTTTCATAAACGCTTATGAAGTGACTCATGCAATAGCTGCCCTAGCATTAGCCCTAGCTGTAGTCACATCTGCTGGAATAGCCACACCTGTCTCAGCAAAGCGAGTTACATACCAATCAGTTCCAGATAAATAGGCCAAGCTGTCCATGTTAATTATTTCTTGAGCAGTAAGCGGAATCTCTGCTGTTGGAGGATTTGCTGTCCACATCGCAATGTACGAATCAACATCTGCAGCCACGAGGTCTGTGTTTGGCCCATTAGTCCATTCAGCATGACCAGCAGATCCATTCCATTGAATAGCCCATAGGGCGGTCGGGAATGTGTAATCAGCACTACGTGCCTCACCATCTACAACAATTACCTTATCTTCTGTTACTACATTTACTGTTGCCATTTTACTTACCTATTAAGTTATTATCCGTGGAAATCAGCAACTCCCTAGATAAATCATTTGATTTAACCATCTCATTACGAAATGACTCTACAGCCGCTGAAGTGCCTCTAGATTGTGCAGCACCTTCAATAAGCAATGTTGGAAGCCATGCTATTGCACAACCCCAATCCTCTATTTCTTTCCCTGTTACAGGATCTGTGCCAGCTAACTTAGTGAACCAAGCACACCGCTTAATTACATTGTTCTCTGCTGTTTCACATTCAGACCCCAAAGGGCAGGTATGCTCTACCTTCATAACCATAGTATTCTTCCTTAATTAATAATAACATCCTTGTTACTATATCATTCTCTAGTCCTTAGCGCAAATTATAACGTTAATATACTTAGGTGCAAATGCAGTTGGGCCAGCCGAACTAGTAGTTTGTGTACCTGATGCACCAGTAGCGCCCGGAGTTGTTGAGTTAGTGGTTTGGTTGCCACCAGATCCAGAGTTATACGCAGACGAGTTACTTACACTACCAGACATACCGTGACTATGCGAGCTACCACCACCTGTGTTTAAGGTATCAATAGCAGAAGTTTTTTGGTTTTGGCCCCGCTCTCTGACATCGAAGCCTGTATATGGGTAGTGATCCTGATTGCCTGAGTTCATTTCACGCTGGCGGTGGTCGTGACTTGGCATCTGAGCTGTACTAAGCGTATGAGCAGCAGCAGACAAGTTATTACCGTGACTGTGAGCGCCAATACTGTGTGTGTGCGATGGTTGACCATGCGTGTGAGCAGCACTTGTGTGACTGTGTGATCCACCTGTATGCGTGTGAGCTGTGCTTGGTGGACTAGATAAGTTATGTGAACCACCTGTACCACCACCTGATCCACTGACTACTCGTAAAGCTTTGTCGTTCTGTGCTGTGCTTTTAGTCCAACCTGTGGGTGCAGCAGATTGATAAAACACCATCACTGTGCCACTAGGGAAAGGATCGACACCTGTAAGGTTAGCACCACTAATAGCAGGTAAAGCACCTGTTAGCTTACTAGCTGCCATTGTGTTGATGTGTTCATTGTCTATAGAGCCAGCAACATAATGTTCTGAGTTAATAACATCGTTGGCTATTTTAGTACCATCAATTATATCAGCAGCTAAGTGAGCACGATCAATTGAACCATCTGCGTAGTGCTCTGAGTTAATAGCATTATCTGCAATATGTTCGTTGTCTATAGAACCAGCCGCATAATGCTGTGAGTTAACTACATCATTTCCAATCTCAGAAGCACCAACAGCCCCTGCTGCAATCTCAGAAGCACCAACAGAGTTAGCTGCTAATTGGGCAGCGGTAATAGTGCCAGTAGCAAGATCACCACCTACAATAGAACCATCAATGATGTTAGCAGTGGAAACAGAGTTGTTTGCTAATTCACTAGCTCCAACAGCATCTGGTGCAATATCCCCGGCAGCGATAGAGTTAGCAATGATATTGGCAGAACCCACCGAATCATTTGCTAGTTCACTTGCACCTACACAGTCAGCAGCTAGTTGTCCAGCAGTGATAGTGTTAGCAGCAATGTGAGCAGCATCAATAGAACCGTCCACATATTGGTTGGAATCGACAGAGTTAGCATTCATCATAGCCAAGTCAATGGAGCCGTTAGGCATACTAATGTTGCCCGTAAATGTGGGAGAAGCAAGTGGTGCTTTCAAGCCAATAGCAGTAGTTGTAGTTGTTGCATAGTTGGCATCATCACCAAGAGCAGCAGCCAGTTCATTCAACGTGTTAAGGGCTGCAGGGGCTGTGTCAGCTAGGGCGGCAATAGCAGAGTCTGTGTAAGCTGTAGTGGCTACCTTAGTTGTGTTATCACCAGCACTCTGTGTAGTAGTAGTTGGACTACCACCAAGTGCAACACTGTCGGCAATCTTAGCAGTAGTTACAGAGTCTGCACCTAATGCTGCGGTATCAACAGAACCTGCAGCATAGTGTTCCGTATCCAAACTTCCTGCTGCAATATGCTCACTATCAACTGCGTCATCTGCAATCTTAGCACCTGTAACTGCATCAGCAGCTAAATGCTCTGTGTCAATACTACCAGCAGCATAGTGCTGGCTGTCAAGTAAGTCATTGGCAATACTAGAGGCGTTAATACGGGCAGTAGGCACAATGCCAGAAGTAAGACTTGCAGCAGACAAAGTTGTTAGATCAACAGTCGTCCAAGTTAGTCCACCTGCATTCCCTGTTTGTTTTTGTAGGTACTGTCCATTAGCACCTGCGTTAGAGATATGCAAGTTGTCCTCGTCAACAGATTCGGCACTCATATGTATTAGATCAATAGATCCATCTACGTATTGATCAGAATCAACGGAGTTAGCACTCATATGAACAAGGTCAATAGAACCATCCACGTATTGATCAGAGTCAACTGAGTTAGCACTCATATGTACTAGATCAATAGATCCATCTACATATTGATCAGAATCAACAGAGTTAGCACTCATATGAACAAGGTCAATAGACCCATCTACATATTGATCAGAATCAACAGAGTTAGCACTCATATGTACTAGATCAATAGATCCATCTACATACTGATCAGAGTCAACAGAGTTAGCACTCATATGTTCAAGATCAATAGATCCTGCAGCATAGTGTTGACTATCAATAGCATCATTAGAAATCAAAGCTACAATCTCAGCAGCAGTTCTAGGTAAAGGAAAACCCCCTGCAGTAGAACCATCATGAACTACCAAAGTGTCTTTAGTTGTGTCAACAGTAACTTCACGTAAGGCACCTGTAAAAGATGAATGTTCGGAAGTCGTGCCACCACGTAGTTGTAGTAATTTACTCATTGTTATAGACCTCCAAAGTCCATCTGTAAGTTAGTACCAGATACAGTACCGATATTTGTCAAGTTGTTATTCTGACCATCTAAAGTGCCAGCTAATTGAGGGGATGTGTCACCAGCTACAGACGCTATGCCAGCAGCAATAGATGCCCATACACTACTGGTGTAATATTTCAAAGTGTTTACACCAGAGGAAGAGTCATACCATAAGTCACCAGCATCAGGGCTAGAAGGAGCCGAAGAAGAAATAGTGTATTGATTTGCATATCTATTAACGTCAGCTATAGAAGCACCGACTATGTTTACGTTGCTAATGGAACCAGCAGTTAAGTTAATGTTTGAAGCATTAGATACTGCACTGTTAATGTTTGCTGCATTAGATACTGCACTGTTAATGTTTGAAGAGTTAGACACTGCACTATTTATGTTTGAAGCATTATCTGCAACTGAGGTAACATTACTAGATATAGCTGCGAGGGTATTCATATCAGATACTACATCTGCTGTACCTAGGGTGTTCATATCAGCTACGGCATCTGAAGTGCCTAACAAAGTTACTTGAGCGGCTTTACCTGCTACTGTAGTTACATCTGTAGAGATACCAGCAACTGTAGTTACATTAGAAGAGATACCAGCAACTGTAGTTACATTAGAAGAGATACCTGCTGTAGTAGTTATGTTACCTGAAATACCAGCAGCCGTTGTTACATTAGAGGCTATACCAGCAACTGTATTAACATTAGCAATTGCTCCACCAACAACAGTGATATTGTTACCAGAGCCTGTTGTAACGGAAGCTGTGATAGAACCTAAGTCCTCTGTATAAACAAGCTCCCCACCAACAATATTAATTAAACTTTGATTAGCAGCACTAGGAGCCATTGCTACCCAAGCAGAGCCAGTATATACCTTCATAGCTGAACTAGAAGAACTGTAGTACATAGCACCTGTTAGTAAAGAAGCTCCATCATTATCTACAGTAGGATCAGAACTCTTTGACCCAAGAAAACGGTCATCAAATGCATCATAACTAGCAGCCGCAGCAGTAGCAGAGTTTCCTGCGTTTGTCTCACTAGTGGATGCATTAGCGGCACTTGTAGCAGCAACAGTAGCTGAACCAAGGATGGTATCAACATAGACCTTAGTGGCAGCATCTTGGTTAGTAGTAGGATCAGCTACACCTGTAATCTTGTTAGCACCCATTGCTAAGACACCACTCATGGTGTCACCACCTTTAGTTACCTGAAGTGCATCACCTGCATCTACATAAGTCTTGTGTGCAGCGTCTGTGCCAGCCGTAGGAGCGCCTAGGCCAGTAACTTTGTTGTTACCCATAGCAATGGCACCACTCATGGTTCCACCTGCCTTAGCTAGCTTTGTAGCTATTGCAGCAGTAGTAGTAGAAGCATAGTTGGCATCATCCCCCAGAGCAGCGGCCAATTCATTTAGAGTATTCAAAGCTCCCGGAGCAGAGTCTAGTACTGCAGCAACTTCGGCATCAACATAAGTCTTAGTAGCAGCATCAGAACCTTGAACAGGATTAGATAGACCAGTTACCGTGGCAGAAGTAGAAGCATTCATATTCAATGAACCATTGATGGTTACATTAGTAAATGAACTTGTACCTGAACCTGCAGTGATATTACCAGTCACATTACCAGTAACTGCACCAGTGTGAACACCTGCAGTATTACCCGTTACGTTACCTGTTACTGCACCAGCAATTGGGCCTACAAAGTTACTAGCTGTTACGGTTGTACCAACAATAGTACTTGTAGCCGTAGCACCAATCTGAGTACCATCTAT